GACGTGGACGAGTTCGTGTACGAGTATTTTTTCGATGGTTTCGTTGTTGTGTCGGACTGCTGATGGTAGGTACCATTTGATGTTTGCGTCCATGTATTGCCATTGGGCGTGTGTGGTTGCGGTGACTTTGTGTTCTTCGGGGTCGTAGTATGTGTCTAGGTATGTGTGTTGGATGTCCCAGTGGTTGAGGCCGAGGCGGGTTTGCCAGATTGGGGCGAGTTTGTCGATGAGTTTTGTGATTCTTGTGTTGGGGTTTTCTGGCATGGTGTTGTCTTTCTGTGTGTGTTTATTATAGCATAGTTGTTGTGGGGGCTTTCCGGCGAACATTTGTTCGTTTTGTTGTTAGGCGTGGACCTTTTGGAGCCATCGTGTCATTCTTTGGAGGTTTTCTGTTGGGGCGTATGTGATGAATGTGCCGTCGATGGAGTCGTATTTTTGGGCTTTTGCGTAGCGTAATCTTTTTAGGCTATTAACTCTACCCATGTGGGTCCATAGACCTCTCTGGCGGGCTTTTAGGACCCAATGGGAGGCTTCTGGACCGAGCTTCCAGTCGGTGTCGCCTCCGGTGAATACCGCATCGGCGTTATCTGGAATATGTGTGCATCCGTTTTGTAGCACATATGCTACTTTGTAACCTAAATCTTTTACTACTTCGGACCATTGGTACCAAAGTTCGTCGGTTTCTTTGGCGTCAGCTACTACATCGGGTATTACGGCGAAAAGGCAGCCCGGTTCGTCTTGATAACGTACAAGATTCTTTTCCCAACGTGATTGTTGCCAGTTTGCTGAGAAACATCCGTTATCTAACGCCCATATGGCATTGGGTACGATCTTTTCTCCTGATCTTGGAGTGATCATTTGGCCAAAATGACCTTCACTTATCTGTTCTTTCACCTCTTTAGTGCAGGCTGGCGTCAGATATAGCATTTTCTTTGCTTTCTTGCTTCCATTTGATCATATTTGTGAAGTTTACTGCCCACCACATGAAGCTCATGGCAATAAATCCGGGTTTTCCGTAGATTACGCTGTAAATAAACCAAGGAATTGAGTGGGTTAGCACGATGAGCCAGCCCCACCAGTACTTTTTGCCGATGTACCACATTCCTGTAATACCGAAAAGCTCAAAGGCAAACAGTACCCACGTCCACGATGCTTCACTCATTTTTGTTTTTCGCTACTCAACTTGTATTCGTAAGCGTCAGAGTCTTCTGTGATCGATTTTGAGGCGTCTTCAACATCCCAGAGGTTTGTGTTCACCAATCGATCAATAAGATTCTCATCTATCTTAGTGGTGAAGGAAGGTTCAAACAATCTGCAGCGATTATTCGGCTGAATAGCGTAGTTACCATCGTCTCGTTGAATGATGTGGCCGCATTTATGCTGGTCAGGGCTTTCTGAGTAGCTGGTATCCAAAACATTTGCGTCAGGATTGTGCCAATCAAGCGTCATAAGGTATTTGCCACTGATTTGCTTGCCAGTTCGATCACGATAAAGCATTCTCATGTTTCTAAGGTTAGCGAACTGTGAAACAGAGACATGAGGAGAGAATGAGTTCCAAAGGACAAGATCATGCAAGTCTACTTCCGGAGAGTCTTCTCTTGAACAGAAAGCAGAAATTGGCATTCGCCACCAAACGGCTCCGTCTTCCATCAGGAAATGAAAAAGTGGACTCCGGTTCTGGACTGATGCTACTCCGAAGATAACTACTGGAAACTTCTTTTCGTGGCTGTCTTTTTGATTTCGCAGAAAGTTTCCACGAACAAAACATTCAATAGGTGGAATGTTAGCGTTTAATTCGGGCATATGAACTCCTTATTGTTTCATTCATATTACATAACGGGGTGACTTTCCTGTACTTCAATGTCTGAAGTAACTCTTTCATGTCCCCAGAGACGAACGGCGGGGATACAGGGATCAAAGCCTTCATCCCACTCATTAGCTTCTTCATCTGTCATGTCAAGCCAATCATGTGTAGCACAAGTAGGTTTGCTTATCCAGCCATTCTCAACACCAATGTCAAGCCACTTCCAATAATCAAGCTTCATTTCGTTCCATCTCCTGTAACTCATTTATCTTAGAGAATAAAAGGTCCGCATCCGCTGGCGGTACTTTCACAATCTTACAATTAGACTGTGAAGTTGCCACCGGCAGATGCGGTCCTTTAGATCCACATGACCAACATTGCTGAGGCTTTCCATCATCCAAGGCCCAACTACAATCACATACACACAAAAACCCTTTGACGTATGGTTGGAAAGCACTCATGTTAGTATTTTACTTATTGTTCTCTTTACGCAAGTGGACCTTGTAAAGAATGAGGTAACCAATCAAATCATCAATTGGATCTTCGTCCTCATCGGGCTGCTGATTAGCGATTCTGGATAACTTGTCATCCATCCTCACTCGCAAAGCGTCAGCAGCAGAACCGCGAAAAAAGACATTCAACGGGGAAAGAGCAGAATCACCATACTTCCGATTCTTATCAATCAACATTGCTTTAATCGCGTCACACTCTAACTCAATAAGAGCAGGAGTGCTTAAGGGTTTAGGCGACATTGGCCAAGCCACTATTCTTCACATTTGAGATAGTGTCGGCAAGAACAATGGCGTAATGTTCAATGTCAAAGTCCTTAACAATTTCCTTCTCATTGGCAAGGACATAAAGGGTTGACAAAATATGAAGGGCGGCGTATCCAGAACTAATGCATCCAGCACCCATATTGCTAAGCTTAACTGTCTTAGCAAAAGACTTGCCATCTTCATCTTGATCAACAATGGTCACATGGTTGTAATAACCATCAGACATTGTTTCGGTCACGTTAAACGTATCCCCTGTTGCAGCGAGCAACATAAAAGCTTCGTCAAGGACCTTGCTAATTTCAGGTGTCTTGAGAAATGTTTCGATATCCATAATTTCCTCCAGTTAGTGGTGGGTTATCTTAGACCGATCTTTTTGTTACTTAATAACATTTTGGGCGACCGGCCTTGAAAGAGACTATAGCACAACAAGAATCGGTGCTATCACGATTTTCTGATTATTTTTGGAATTATTCGAAGTCGATTACTTCTTCTTCGAAAGTTCCTTCAATCTCACCTACAACACGAACAGAGAAGGATTCTACCTTCTCCTGAAGCATCATAAGAAGCTCTGATGCGCCTTCATGATCGTCCTCTGAGATGAGTTGCAGCCATTCGCTTGTTCCAACCCAAATATCAACAAGATCAAGGAAATTTTTTGCCTTGATAAAAACAAGATCACTGGGCTTAGAATCTTCTGCCCTGTCGATTTCTTCAAAAAACGTCATTAATCCAACTTCTTTCTATCAAACCATATCCGGTGAAGCTCTAGCTTTTTATATGCTTCATCCGACGAATAGTATACTTTAGCATACGCTCTGCGGGCGGGTTCGTCGTAGGCATCGCATTTGTTGTTCATGCAGATAAAAAGAACCTTGTAATCCTCTGGATGAGCGGATATGTGAATGGCATCAATAAGCTCACATTTTTTATTGCAGTATCTGCAAGGTTTATCTGGATACGGGAAGTTGGGTATAGGTTTTCCTAAAAGCTCTCCCCGAAAGTGTTCTGCTAAGTTCATGAAAGATATTCTATCACTCTTTCGAGTTGTTTGGCGATACTTTGAGTGCAGTCAATGAGCATACGAATTTCATCAACATCATATTGCTCTGTTCTCACTATCTCAAGCCACCAAGATGGAGTTAGATCGCCATTTTTGTTGTATACGTCAATTGTCAATCTGGTTGACGGGTCTAGATCGTTATTAAATATCTCAACAGGCATATTCAACCTCCAAGGTAGATATTATCAAATATCTAGGTCGGTAGATTCTTTTTCTGTTAGATGAACCTTTTCGTGCTCCGATTGCCAGATTTGAACATTGTCCAGTCTTTCATCAAGTCGGTCTACTTTGCTATCTATGCCGGAAACCTGATTGCTGAGATGACTAAGGAGTGTTTTGCTTTCTTCTGCAACTGCTTTGTTGTCGTTATGCTGCTGAGTGTTTTCTATTCTGAAAGCTTCGGCTTCGCTTCTCATTCTGCTTGAAGCCTTCTTGTTTGATCTTATTACTGCGAATATGCTGCTTCCTGCTGTAATCAACGCAACTGTGATAGGTACAACAATATCTTGAGCTGCTGAGGCTAACTCACTCATTATGACTCCAATGCATTCTAGTTATAAGATCAAGTCTCATTAATAGATTATATCAACCTCTTACTTTTAATGCCAAGACGTTCATAAATATCCACCGGCAAAAAAAAATCTGCGATTTGCACGCGAGATTTTGGATCTTGTGGTATCTTGCAATTAGCTGAAAAAAGCTGTGATCACAGAACAGGTTGATGAGTACGGTTTCGCGAGTATACCAAGCGAAATCCTTTTTGTCATTCCCGTTTTTAAGAAACTGGAAAAGATCTGTTATATAATATATATTCTTTAAAACTTCTTATAAAGTTTATAATAGAATCCTGTAGTCTAAGGAACATAAATGATCTGTAAGGTCAGAGTATGCTAGGATGGTCATACCCAAGGAAGGGTAGGCGACACGGCCTCTAGACTGGAGAATCATGGAAAATTACTATAGCTTTCTTATGGAAGAACTTAAAGAGATTACTGAAGAGTTTGATAGTCCTTCTCAGATTGCTCATGAAGTTTGTCTACTTCTTAGTGTAGATGGTCTACCTATTCCAGAAACTTTTTTTAAGCTGTATACAGCAAATCTTGCCATAGAGCTTTCTATCCTCTATAATGCTGCAGCATATTTTTCAGGTGCAGGATTTTTGAATATTGCCTGTGACTGTAATGACTCTGACAAGAGTCTTTGTGAATACTCTGATATCCATCAGAATCCTTTCTTTACAAAGGGCATGGAAGAGAACTTCTCTCAGCAGGAGTGCTGGCAGCATATTGACATTGCTGTAAATAATATCCGGGAGCATATTATCTGTGATAGTTAAGTATCCATCTAAGAATTTAGATCAAGTATCTATTCCAGTATTAGAACATCTTTCTCTTCCAGAAAGAGAAGAGCTTGCTCTTGATATGAGAAAAGAATGCTGGAATGTAAATGGATTAGGTATTTCCGCAATTCAAATTAATAAGCCCTTCCAGATGTTTGGTATAATTAATCCAAATAAAAAAGATCTAATGTGGATATGTGATCCACATATTGAATCTTATTCAGGCTTTGAAATTTTCAATGAAGGATGTCTATCTATTCCAGATTATTTTTGGCCTATTAAAAGGCCGAAATCTATTTGTATATCATATTATGATATTTATGGGAATAAACACTGCAAGACCTTCAAGGGACTTTACGCTAGGATAGTCCAACATGAACTGGATCATTTAGATGGTATTCTCATCCCGGATTTTCTGACAGAAGAGCAGAGAGAAGAGTTCCTTCGACATTTTAAGGCAAAGTCAAAAATTTCAGAGTATAATGCTCCGGAAATAGATATGCCTTGGGATGTTTAACTCAGTTGGTCAGAGTGTCTCGCTTACACCGAGAAAGTCGGGGGTTCGAATCCCTCAACATCCACTATGGACAATATAGAAAAAGATTACAATTTTAAACTCACGGAGATGGAAGCAGCTTTTCTAAACGCTGCCGTTGTAGACTTCTTCCACAAGATGAAGACAGCAGCGGAAGAAAAGTCTGTAGTTCTCTTTACAGATGATAGATATCTTGTTGCAAAAAGTCTTTGGAACAAGATTGAGAAAGAAATCCCAATTATATAGGCTATAATGACTATATGATATATCGTGAATACATTACGTCGGATGAGTGGAAAAAGCGCAAAGAGCGTTATTTTGAGAATCATCTTCGACGGTGTAGGGCTTGTGGCTCAGCCAAAAGGATTCACCTCCATCACAAAACTTATAGACGACTTGGAGAAGAGCGGGACGCAGATTTAGTCCCGCTCTGTCATTTATGTCACTCAGCGCTTCACCGTAGACAAAGACAAAGTGGCCAGAATCTTTGGATTGCTACAGAGGCTTTTATTAGGAATAAAGAAAAAGCGAAGTCTCGGAAGAAAAAGAAGAAAAAGCAAGTTATAAAGAGAAAGTCAAGATTGCATAAAAAAGAAACAAGATCGTGATATAATCACGTCTTGAAAAAATAATTTCTAGGATCTTATATGATATATGCAAAAGTTATTGAAGATAGCATAACAGCAGATGGGAAGCGTCTGACGACGATGGAAGTGCAAATGCACCGATTTGTCCTTGCTGAATTTAATACTCACAGAGTTTTTTCAAGAAATTCTGCGTCGTCTAGAGCGATACCTATTGAGAAGCAAATTGCGAAAATATTCAATCACCCGGCGTACCCAGTTTCTTGGGGAACTAATAAGTCGGGAATGCAGGCTGGCGAGCCTCTTGGTACAGCAGACGAAAGAAAAGCAAAAAGCATCTGGAAGAAGAGTTGCAAAAACGCCATTAAGTCCTCAAGAAAGCTTGAGAAACTTGGGGTTCATAAAGAAATAGCGAATAGAATCCTTGAGCCATATATGTGGCATACAGTTATTGTGACTTCAACTGAGTGGGATGGATTTTTCGAACAAAGGTGTAGTTACATGGCTCAGCCTGAAATTCGATTAGTTGCCAATGCTATGAGAGATGCCTACAAGAAGTCTGTGCCATTTTTGCTTATTGATGGAGAGATGCATCTTCCGTACATTCAGCCGGGAGAGTTTAATCTTCCAGATTATAAAAAAGCAAGAATATCTATTGCAAGATGTGCTAGAGTTTCTTACTTAACTCATGATAATATTTACTCAATTGAAAAAGACTTAGGTCTATTTGATAGACTTTGTACAGCAGATCCACCTCATTGGAGTCCAATGGAACACGTTGCAACTCCACTCACTGATGAACTTGATCCATCAGGAAATTTTAATGGCTTTGCTCAGGTAAGACATAATTTACATTTGGTGTTCTAATGGTTAAATCAACTTTATGTGCTAGTAAAGATCATAAAAAATGTGAAGAAAAACATTGTGAATGTTCATGCCACCACACTTCTGATTGTAATTGTTTTGCTTGCAGAATAAGAACTATATCTTTTGGTGATGTTCCGGGTGGGTATAAGTCTAGTAATCCTTCAACTTCAAATAAGCTTGAAGACTTCTAGGAAGGGTGGCAGAGCGGACGAATGCGTCGGTCTTGAAAACCGTTGTGGGGAAACTCACCGTGGGTTCGAATCCCACTCCTTCCACGCTTTTAATATAATTTTGTGATATAATACGAATGTTCTTAGGAGGAATAGTGGGATATTACCTAATCGATAATCCGCCAGCAAGTAAGCAATTCTGGCCATCAAGAAATAATGGGCTTAGTGGTGGTGTAGTCATTCATACTACCGAAGGCGCAGGCGGAGATACTGCAGCAGAAAATACTGCTTCGTTTATTTCACGGCGTTCAGATCCGGGCAGCTATCACATGATAGTCGATACAGATTCTTCTGTGGCCATGATGCCTGATGATTATGTTGCGTTTGGCGTTGCAGCTTCCGGATTCAATAGTACCTGTTGGATGATTGCTATTGCAGCACAATCAGCCGCTCTTGATCCAAATAGCCCCTATACTCAAGCGGAAGTTGATCGACTGGGCGCAGAGATTGTTGCCTTCTGGCAGCGCAATGGAATTAATATCGCAGAAGCTTCGCAGTTTATTGGCGAGGAAGTTAAGGATCGCCCCGGACTTGCTCATCATGGCGACGTTCAGCCTTGGGACAGAAGTGATGCATGGAGTCGTCGTGAAGATCGTTGGATCTTTGATTCTATGCTCCTTCAGGCTATTGAACGTCATTCTGGTTCTGTACCCGCACAGCCTGTTGAGCCTACTAAGCCAGTTCCTGTTCTTCCTGAGTCAATTTGGAAGATTGGTTCTACTGGAGATAAGGTTCGCGAGATTCAAAAAGTTGTTGGTGCAAATCAAGATGGAGTCTTTGGGCCTGCTACTGAATCTGCTGTCAAGCAGTGGCAGGCAAATCTTAAGATCTCCTCCGATGGTATTTGGGGTCCTGCTACTGAACAAGCAACACATGATCTTTTTGTATTCCTGAATAATCTTCAGGCTGTTGCTCCTAGCAATCCATTCTTCGATGCACTTAATGATGCAAGAAGTCAGGTTCTCAGGGAAGGTTCGACTGGAGGGTCTGTGAAGATTCTTCAGACCGGCTTGAATGGTAGGGGATATCCTCTTGTTGGAGATGGTATCTTTGGTCCTGCAACATCTAACGCTGTCCGCAAATTTCAATCTGACAACGGACTTGCCGTTGATGGTGTTGTTGGTCCCCAGACATGGACATCTCTTCTCTCTTAAAATAAGATGGCTAGAGTTAGCGTTCTTCTCACTGTCTATAATAAGCCTCAATGGTTAAAACAGTGCATTGACTCTGTAATTGACCAGACATATGATAATTGGGAACTTATAATTCTTGATGACAATTCTCCTGATCCAATGGTTCAGGAGATTTTGTCTTCTTACAAAGATGAAAGAATTAAGATATATACATCTAATGTTTCTGAGCAGGATAGATATAAAACAGCTAGATACGCTACCTTAATAAATCTGGGCGTCTATGAGATAGCAACTGGCGACTATATAACATATCTTACTGATGATGACTTTTATTATCCAGATCGACTTGAATCTATGCTCAAAAGTTTTGAAAATGAGAACATCAATATAGTTTATGGAAGTCAAAGATCAATTCAACCTGATGGAACTACTATTGAAATAAGAGAAACTCAGGGGATATTAGATATTGCATATAACATAGTTGATCATAATTCGGTAATGCATAGAACTCAGTTGTTCTACGATGTTGGTGGATGGCCGGATAACCCAGAATATTGGGCGGGAGCCGATGCGTATTTCTGGAATAGAATAACTGACGCTGGACACAAGTTCTATCCAGTAGAAGGTGGTCCTTATGAAGCTAAGAGATATCATGGCGACAGTGTTCAGTATCTAGTTCATAATGGGAGGTTCTTTCCAAATGAATGACAAAGTGTTATTGGGTATTATTGACAATAAAAGACCAGATTGTTTAGATGCCACAATTCAATCTTTAGAAGATAATTTATTTTGTGATTTTTTTAAAAAAGTAATTATTGATGATTCTGGAGATAGTGAGTATTCAAAATATCTTGAAGAAAAATACTCAGATAGATATGAAATTTATTCTCATTCTGTAAATATGGGACTTTCTGGTTCAATAAGAACCTTATGGAATATAGCAAATGTTTACGATATAGATTATGTTTGGCATCAAGAAGGCGATTTTATTTTTAATAAAAAAATTGATGTTAATATATTAAAATATAAGCTGAATAATAAAAAAACTCTTGCTCAAGTTGCCTTGAAAAGACAGGCAATTAATGATCAAGAAATTTCTGTTGGTGGATTTATGTATCAAGATCCAACTTCATATGAGCCATATATACATGATAATGTTAAGTGGTTAGAGCATAGAAACTTCTTTACTTTAAATCCATGTCTATATCCAAAATGGGTATTTAATTTGGGATGGCAAGTCGGTTGGGGAGAGAAAGAGTTTTCAGAACTTCTGTTTTCAGATCCATATGTCAAGTGTGCATATTTAGGACATATCGAAGATCCTCCTTTGGTAGATCATATAGGACACTACAGAGGGGATGGCTGGCGTGTATGAACGCATACAATGAAGATTTTTATAATCAAATACATGATGGAGCCTTGTCATCTGCAAGAGCTATCGTACCCGAAGTAATAAGCATATTTAAACCAAAGTCTGTAGTTGACTTTGGCTGTGGAACGGGGGCTTGGCTATCAGTATTTAAAGAGAATGGCATAGATGAAATAGCCGGAGTCGATGGATCTCCAGAGGGACATTCTCTTATACCCGAAGAAAGTTTTACACTAAGAGATCTTTCTTCAGAGTTTTTTTTAAACAAAAAGTATGATTTAGCTATATCACTTGAAGTTGCTGAGCATATTCCTCATGAATTTGCTGATCAATTTGTGACTAATATTTGCAATAGCTCAGACAATATACTGTGGTCAGCAGCCGTTCCGGGCCAAAAAGGCGTTGGACATATAAATGAACAGTGGCCAAGTTATTGGGTACCGAAGTTTCATCAAAAAGGCTATGTATGTTCGCCTATTTTTAGATTTAATTTTTGGAATAATGAAAATATTGAAAACTGGTATAGACAAAATATATTGATCTTTACAAAGAATCCAGTTCTATTCAAAAATATTAAAGTTGATCATCAAATCTTAGATGTTATACATTATAATAACTGGAGTGTCTAGTGAAAAATCTAGTTATTATCGGAGCAGGTTCTCACGGTTCTGGTATAGAGACAATAGTCAGTGCTATAAACGATCAAGTTCCGACTTGGAATTTGCTTGGATATCTTGATGATGATAAAAATAAGGCCGGAGTTATCGGTGGTGTTGATAAAAGCATCGATAATGTTTATTATGTTATCGGAGTTAACGAACCATACTTAAAACGTAAAATGTTTCTTAAAAAAAGATTAACTATTCCAGCGACATTAGTTCATCCATCAGCAATCATTGGCAAGAAAGTTTTTTTAGGTGATGGTGTAGTCATTTTCCCGGGAGTTATTATTACTGGAAATGTATGGATAAATTCAGACTCTCATGTGAATGTTGGCTCAACAGTAAGCCAAGGAACAGAAATTGGAAAGTTTTGCAGCATTGGTCCCGGAGTTAATATTGCTGGAGAAGTAAATATAGGTGATAATGCTTTCATTGGAACTGGAGCTTCTATTATTAATTTAATCAATATTGCTGAAAATACAACTATAGGTGCCGGAAGTGTTGTTGTGAAAAATATAGATAATCCCGGTACTACTGTGGCGGGAGTTCCAGCCAGAAGGATTAAAGATTTAAATGAATAAAGTATTCGCTATAGCTATGGTAAAAGATGAAGCAGATATTATTGAATATACAATCAAACATCTTCTTTGTGAAGATATTGATAATTTTATTGTATTAGACAATATGTCTTCTGATGGAACTAGAGATATTCTGGAAGACCTTGCTAGAGAGTATAAGAATATATTGATAGAAGATGATTTTGAAGTGGCATACTATCAATCACTGAAAATGACAAATCTGGCAAATAAAGCAGTGTCAAATGGTGCTGACTGGATTATCCCATTCGATGCAGATGAAGTCTGGTACGCGACTTCCGGGGAAACTCTTGGATCTGAGCTTAGATCTCTATCGGAGCCTATAGCTGTGGCTAAGGTATTTGATCACTTTCCAACCTCTGATGATCCAGTTGGAGATAATCCAATCAAAACTATTCTACATAAAGAGCCGCTACCAGAGCTTTGGCCATGCGTAGCATTTAGGGCCGAAGATGATTTTGAAATCCTTCAGGGAAATCACAATGTTATAAGATCTGGAGAACGAAACTATAGTGCTGTAGAAATAAGACACTTCCAATATCGATCTTTTGAGCAGTTTAAAAGGAAGCTCCGAAACGGTAAAATTGCATACGACGCCACTAATCTCCCCGAGGGAGAGGGTGCTCATTGGAGACAAATGGGTGCTCTAGATGATGATTCGCTATTCCAACTATGGCAAGATTTTTTGTCAACAGATATGATTTTAGATCCAGCACCAACAAGATCTTGAAAAATATAGTATAATGATTTTGAACATTGGACGCTTATGAGTGAAAATAAAATCCATACTATAGTTGTAACTCCTTTTAAAAATGAAGTAGAGATGACTATCAAGTATATTAATCTTTTGAAGAATGAAAAATTTGATCAAGCTATTATGTACGATAATGGGTCTAGGGAAGAAGTTATCAGAGATATCAGAAACTTTATTTCTGATGATCCTAGATTTACCATTGTAGACGCATCAGGATGGAAGCTCCATCAAATGTGGAATCATGCATGGTCAGAGGCTGTATCTAAATTTGATATATTTAATATTGCTTTCTTTAATAATGATATTGAATGGTCTGAACCACTTGTAGAAAAGATGTCGGAACTCTTGAGATCTCAGGATCAAGTCGGCTGCGTCTATCCAGATCACGGATACTTCAACACTGATGCAAAATTTGTCTTAACTCCCACTACCGGAACTAAAAAAGATGGCGGGATGTGCGGATTCTGCTTTATGTTGAGGGGAGAACTCGCTCCAGATGAGATGCCATATGTAGATGAAAATCTTATTTGGTGGTTTGGTGATGATCACGTTGAGATGAATGTCCGAAAAGCTAATTATTATGTATGTCGCATTAATGGTCTTCATATAACTCATATAGAAGAAGCAACTGCCGCAAATGGCGAAAACACTTGGGTCGAAGAGGCCAAGAGAAAAGATGCAGAGTACTGGTACTCTACATATCACTAATGGAGATCTTATGGAATTTGCAGATGTAACAGTTATTACCCCAACTTTAGCTCATAGACATGAGATGCTCGCTGACTGTATGGAGTCTGTGAGGAATCAGACAGTTCAGCCCAAGGCTCATATTATCGGAACTGACTACGAGCGCGTCGGAGCCAGTGCTATGTTCAATAAACTGATTGATGCAGCAACTACCGAGTGGGTAGCTCCTCTTTGTGATGACGATATTTTATACCCCGATTATATTCAGCAGCTTGTTGATAATGCTGGTGATGCAGACATGATTTACCCTTGGTGTGAAGTAACCGGGACAAGAAATGGATGGAATCCTAACGCTTATTATGATGAAGAAAGAATCCTTACTTCCAATTTCATACCAGCGACTGTGCTGCTTAGAAAGTCTGCTTGGGAAGCTGTAGGCGGGTATCCGGCAGTTGTGTGCGAAGATCATGCTATGTGGGTTCAGCTTGTAACAAATGGTTTTAAAATTAAATGCCTTCCTCAAATTCTTTGGCAGTATAGATTTCATGGTAGAAACATTAGTGATGGTATTTATAATCCTTGGGAAGTTTGATGAAAAAAGTTGGCGTAGTTATACCTATTTTAAATCAATTTGAACTAGCAATTAAAGCTATTGAGTCAATTCAAATTCCAGAGGGAATGGATTGGGAACTTTTTATTATAGATAACTGGTCTACTAATAATGGAGTTTCTGGTGCTTGGAATATGGGTGCAAGAAAAGCTATAGAAAAAAACTGTGATTATATTCTTATAATAAATGATGATATTGTTTTATCTCCAACAACTATTGAACATATGTGTAGCCTTATTGATTTAGATTATATTGGTGTAATAACAGCAACAGACTACAGAGATTCGATGACACCAGAGCAGGTAAAGATCTGCGAGAAGCCTGCTCATTCTGTAGATATAATGCCTGCTCCCGACTTTGCCTGCTTTATGATTACACCAGAAACCTATGATTATATTGGCGAATTTGACAACAATATATACCCTGCATACTTCGAAGACAATGACTATTGTTATAGAACCATTTTGGCGGGTCTTAGATGTGCTAGATCGCAGAATGCAGTATTTTACCACTACGGCTCAAGAACGCAGAATAGCGGAGAGCCTGTAGTTCCTTCTCAGTTGTTTGAAAAGAACCGAGACTATTTTAGAGATAAGTGGGGCGGGCTTCCCGGAGAAGAAGTTCACGATAAACCGTGGAATCGTCAAGATTTTACTTGGAAAGACAATTTCCTGACGTGATCCGTATTGGCGGTGCTATGATGCTTCTGTGCCTGAGTAGCTCAGTGGTAGAGCACTCGCCTTGTAAGCGAGCGGTCAAGGGTTCAAGTCCCTTCTTAGGCTCCAGCCGGTAGTAGCTCAGTTGGTTAGAGCGCGATTCTTATACAGTCGTAGTCGAAGGTTCAATTCCTTCCTACCGGACTTATGATATATAAATCAGATAGACAAAAAGCCCAGACGTTTGCATCAGAACTTATGAGGATATCATCACTTTTTGATGACAGCGTAGAACGATCTTCTCTTATTAAAATAGCTAATTTTATTTTAAAACAAAATCAAGATATAGAAGAATTACTTTCTAAGGATAGATAATGTCGGCATCAGATCCAACAAAAGAAGAAATGCAAGATTTGGTAATATTAGTTCTTCCAAGGGTTATAGTTGAAGCTATGTGCAACCCAGATGGAGAATTCTACAATGGAGATATTGTAGATATGGCAAGAGAGAAAGCATTGAGGTATGAAGGATGAATGAAGATAGTATTAAAATTGAAATACCATTGAGCACTGCAAAAGAATTATCTAAGTTTACTGATACTTATGCTCCTCTTGTAAGATCTGTAGCAAAAGCGTGCTTCGATGCTCTGTATGATAACAAGATTGTTGTTGATGATGCAAAAAAGTGAGTCAATGCAATTAGTTGATCAATTGCGAGAAAGAGTTTGTCCCGCTGGAAAACCTTGGACTGATGATGATCCTAAAAGTGATCACGGTCATACTGATTGTTTCCTTCTCAATAAGGCCGCAGATGAGATTGAACGATTGACAAAGCTCATCGCTGCATGGGCCGACGCCGAAGACGAAGCGGACATGATCCGCGGAATAGACCTGTACACCGCATACGAAGCTCTTCGCAAGGCGGTGGGGAGATGAACGTATCTCTTGAGCTTCGTAATGAAGCTAATGGTGTCTATGAGCGTCAGCCGGAAGATCGGTATCAAAGATTACTCCTTGTTGGCGCCGATGCTATAGACGATTTGAGAAAAGAAAATGACAATCTTCGCATGGAGATTAAGGGGAAAAACTTGGAAATTAGTCTTCTTAAAGATGAAATTAATGCAAGCAGATCTATAGTTAAATCTTTAATTACTAGACTCAAAAATATTGCCGAAAACAGAACTGCTTGCGAGATAGTAGCGAAGTAGCATAAGCCTCTGTAACTCAGTTGGAAGAGTAGCGGCCTTTTAAGCCGATAGTCGTGGGATCGAAACCCACCGGAGGCACCCTCAATAAAGGAGAATAAAATGGCTAATGTAAAGATTTCGAGAGATAAGACTCCAGATCCTATCGAAACAGAGATCAATATCTATCCAGATGGAGATGAATCTCGTCCTCGTATTGGAGTTTTGAAGATTGAAAAAGGAATGTCAAGGATGACACTTGATCCGGGAATTCTTCCGTATCAAAATTTTTGAAAATCTGGTATAATCTAAAAGTTGCGAACGTAGCGCAAAGAATGGGGTAATTATGGAAAATGACTGGATCGATAAGATTGCAGCAGAAATGATGAACTCTATGGCTCAGCCAGAAAAAGAGTTTGTTCAAGCTATGATGGATATTGTAGAACGTCATGGAAAGCTTGCTAATAACGATGGCAAGGGAATATGGGTTGGATATACTGAGGCATCTGAGAATGATGTTGCCTCTAGAGGCATTAAGTGCTTAAATTGTGCTCATTACGAGGGCGATGGTGTCTGTCACATTGTATTGCAGACTGTTGAGCCGGAAGGTCTTTGCAGACTTGCTGCAATTCCCGATGGAATTGTCCGTCTTAATGATATGATGTCTTAGTCCGAACGAAGCGCGAAGTCCGTGTGAAGGCAGTGCAAAGACTGGGGGAGAAATCCCCCAGTCTCCTATTTGGAGAAATATGACTGATAAAATTAAAGTTGTTATTTTTAATTCAGATGAAATTAAAGATCCAGAGTTTGATAGATTTGATATTACATATGAAAAAAATGGACTATTTGCTAATAAAGTAATTTCTGAGATAGATCCTCATGTTATTATCTCATTCGGAAGCTTAAATTCTTACAAATTACTCCTCAGTCAGCCATTGTATATTAGACAGAGATGGCTTCATATCGAAGAGCCTATTAGTAACGATAATTTATTCAACGCTATTATTGGTTGCTATTCAGGTTTGATCAAAAATAATGCAAATATAAATGAGCCAGTTATATCTGTAATAACTGCAACATATAATACCGAAGATATTTGGTGGCCGTATAGATCTCTAGTGGGTCAGGAATATAAAAACTGGGAATGGATTGTATATGATGATGGCTCTTCCGATGAAAATACGCTTCACTCTATTAGTCAACTATCTTCAATAGATCCTAGAGTCAAAGTATTCTTTGCTAGCCACTCAGGCTCTATCGGAGAGGTAAAGAAGAATGCCTTTAGTCTTGCTAGCGGAGAGTATTTAGTTGAACTTGATCATGATGATGAACTTACTCCGTGGGCGCTTGGTGATGTCTATAGGGCATTTCAAACTTATCCAGATTCAGGATTTTGTTACTCAGACTGTGCTGAAGTAGTTGGGGATCAGCACGATAGCGCCTCTTATCCTGATGGATGGGGGTTTGGATATGGAAGCTATAGGACAGAAGTTTGGCGTGGACGTGACTATCTAGTTACGAACTATCCAGATATTAATTCCAAAACTATACGTCATATTGTTGGAGTTCCAAATCACTTTAGGGCTTGGAGACGTGACTTTTATCATAGTATTGGTGGACATAATAAGAATTTGTTTGTAGCTGATGATTATGAGCTTCTTGTAAGAACTTTTCTTCACACAAAGATAGTTCATATCCAGAAGTTTGGATATATTCAGTATCATCATAAAAATAATACTCAGAAGAAGCGGAACGCTGAAATTCAGAATCTTGTTGCCCTGATTCATCAGGTGTACGAAGGTGACATTCATCAAAGATTCTTGGATCTTGAAGTCGATGACTTCATGTGGAGAGATGGTATGCTTGATTGGAATATTGAAAACCCGGAGGAAACTCCGATTGCAAACTATTTGATGAGATAATATTGTGAGACATATCAAAGGTAGTACAGGCAAAAAGACATATTGGACTAGTGGAGGTAAGGTTATTCACAAACCTCGTCTTCGGGTTGCTCCATCTAAAGCCACTACTAGACAGATGACTGAAGAAGACTGGATTCGTTTTTACGAGAATAAACGTAAAAAAAGAAAGTAATCTTGCGGGTATGGCGGAATAGGCATACGCAGGAGACTTAAAATCTTCCGAGGGAAACCTCTTGTGGGTTCAAGTCCCACTACCCGCACCAAGCCCAATGTGCCGGATGCACAGACTAGGTTTCTACCCTTATCGTGCTAGGTTCGACTCCTAGATTGGGCGCTTATGATAGACATAAAAATAACAAGTGATCACATCGATCAGTCAATATCAAGACTAAAGCATATGCCTGTTTATAATAATAGTCATAGAAAAGAGATGGCAAATGAAGTTGGAGTTGTAGGAGAAATAGTTGTAGAAAATTATCTTAAATCAAATAATATCTATTTAATCCACGATGATTTGACTACTCATGATTATAGATTAAAAAATAATAAAACAATAGATATAAAGACAAAAGATAGAACAGTAGTACCGAAAGATTATTACGAATGTTCAGTCCCACTCTACAATCACAGTCATCAGCGTCCAAATTTTTATATATTTGTGTCTTTACTTCGTGATAAAAATAAAAGAGGGCTTGAGAGATTTACAAATGCCTTTATAGTCGGAGCAGCTCGATTTATCGATATAGAGAAGAAGTCTGTAAAGTGGGAAGCCGGTCAAACAGACCCATCCAACGGCACAACATTTTGGACTGATTGCTTAAATATTAGAGTAGATCAATGTACTGACTTAGATGAAGTTATTGAAATTTGGAAGACTATCTAATATAGTGTTGAATGTCTAGGAGTATTTAAAAAATTCCAAGTTTTTGACAAGGTATTTTTTAATCTTTGATATAATTTAATAATGGAAAAACCAATTTGTACTATGATCTGCGAAGATTGTGGCAAGTTCTCGGTTATGCATGAAAATGCTATCACTATTTTTTTGATAAATAAAGAGTTCTTTGCGATGGCAAATTGTCTTTTTTGTGATAGACTCGCCAAAGACTCTTTGACAAAAAAAGTTACTATATCTTTATTTTGGGAAAATGTGAAGATATTTAACTTCAATAATGGAGAGCAAATTATTGATCAAAAAATATTGGACAAAATATGAGAGAGATATCTTGGTTTAGCCCTCCCGGTCTTGGTGACAAAATGGGATACGGTTACGCAGCTATTGAAACAATCAAAGGTCTGCAGGAAAATGACATGAGGGTATCTTACGATACAAAAGATCCTTTATGCCACATATCCTTTATTCAGCCTGAATATTATTCAGGTAATAGTGATCAATATAGAGTTGGATATACTCCTTGGGAATCTTCAATTGTACCTGATGGCTGGAAAGATATCATGCCAAAGATGCAGGAGATATGGACTCCATCTCAATATTGTGTAGATATTTTTGAAGAGAATAAATTAAATTCTATTATTAGAAAAGTTCCTCATGGAATAGATCCTGAAATCTGGAAAATTGAAAATAGATATTTGACTGACAAGTTTATTTTTTTGCACGTTGGGGGTCCTATAGAAAGAAAAGGCGGACAGAGAGTTGTCAGTGCTTTCTTAGATCTTTTTGATGGACAAGATGATGTCAGGCTAGTTCTTAAGTCGAATGAAGTTACCGAGTGTAGATATTATGATAAGCATGGTAACTTTAAGAGCGCTTCTGAGCATCCACAGATAGATGTTATCGATTATCAAGTGAGCGTTGAGGACTTAGTGAAAGTTTACAATTACGCTAATTGTTTAGTTTATCCGACAAATGGCGAAGGCTTTGGCTTGATTCCTTTTCAGGGAATTGCGACGGGTCTTCCTACAATTGTTACGAACGCAACCGCCTGTGCCGACTTTGCTGAGATGTCAGTTCCCCTAGACTCTAAGCCCGCTGCCGGAGTGGGAGTTCATCTTGGAAACTGGGTTGAACCTGATGAAGATGATCTGCGGGATAAGATGAAGTTTGTTTATGAGAACTACAATTCCGTAAAAGAGAAGACTCTTCAGTCCGCAAGGATGATCCACTCAACGCAGACATGGTTCCACGTTGGACAGCAGATAATAGAGATTTTTGGCGAGAAAATCACACAAAGAGCGTGATAATTCGACTAGGCGCACTAGCTTAGTGGTATGCTCTATATAGCGTTCGACGCACAGGGCTTCGAATAAAAAGGTTAAATACAGAGTCTGGTCTTTAACACAGATCAGGCTCTTTTTCTAGGAGGAAAAGTGGGTAGTGTGCAGTTTCTTAGTTTCAGTTTGTCAGATGATTTTATTGATGGGTATGTTGATAGAGAAGTTCCTTGGGGATTTCCAATTGGCGGAGGTAACTCCCTCGGAGAATTGACATATCTTACAAAGTATTCTCGCAGGAAAGATGACGGCTCAAAAGAGAGATGGTTCGAAACTTGTCGTAGAGTTATTGAGGGAACCTTCTCTATTCAAAAGGACTGGTGTAAAGAGAGCAGACTTCCTTGGAATGAAAGGAAGGCTCAGGCTACTGCTCAGGATGCTTACGAGCGACTCTTTGTTGGCAAGTGGACCCCTCCGGGTCGTGGTCTTTGGATGATGGGCACTAAATTTGTCCACGAACAGAAAAACTCTGCAGCACTTCAGAACTGTTCTTTCCTTTCGACTGAGAGTATTTCTCCTCGGAGTGTTCACGATGCTGTTTGGCCTTTTGTTCGGCTTATGGAAATGTCTATGCTTGGCGTAGGTGTTGGCTTTGATACAAAGGGCGCTGGTAAGCTTGAAATTCATCAGCCTACCGATGACGCTAAGACGTTTGTTGTTCCTGACTCTCGCGAGGGTTGGTTTGAATCTGTATCTACTCTTCTTGAATCTTATTTCTTTGCAAATAGAAATACAGTTGATTTTGACTACAGCCAGATTCGTCCTTCGGGAGAACCTATCAAGGGCTTCGGCGGGGTGGCTGCAGGTCCGGGTCCTTTGATTGATCTTCATGTTTCTCTGAAGAAGCAGTTCGATAATCGTGCTGGAGAGAAAATTACGGCTACTGATATTGTTGATATCCAGAATAAAATTGGTAAGTGCGTAGTTTCCGGCAATGTTCGAAGGTCTGCAGAGATTGCCCTTGGCAGCGCCGACGACGCAGAGTTCCTTGACCTCAAGAACTGGGAAGTTAATCCAGAGCGCATGGGCGCTAATGGCTGGGGGCATACATCCAACAATTCTATTGTCGCAAATGTTGGAGATAATTTTGATCACATTGCAGATAGGATTGCAGACAATGGTGAGCCGGGAATTGTTTGGCTTGATCTTTGCCGTGAGTATGGCCGTCTTGTAGATCGAAAGAACGATAAGGACTGGAGAGCAGCAGGAACTAATCCTTGTTCGGAGCAGACACTTGAATCAGGTGAGTGCTGTACTCTTGTTGAGAACTTTATTTCTCGTCATGACTCTCTTGAGGACTTCGGTAAGACTCTGAAGGTTTCATATCTTTATGCAAAGTCTGTAACCTTACTTCCTACTCATTGGCCTGAGACTAACGCAATCATGCAGCGCAATCGTCGTATTGGATGCTCTGTTTCTGGGCTGGCTCACTTTGCTGAGACAAAGGGCTGGACTGAACTTCGTGAGTGGCTTAACTCTGGATATGAGTATATCCAGCATCTTGATAACAGTTATTCAGAATGGCTGGGATGTCGCCCTTCTATTAAAACAACGTCTGTGAAGCCATCTGGGACTGTCTCACTGCTCTTTGGAGTCACTCCCGGTGTTCATTGGCCTACTGCCGATGTATACATTCGAAGGATGAGATTCTCTACAAATGATCCTCTTGTAAAGGCTTTGAAGAAGGCAGGATACAAGACTGAACCTGATGTCATGGACCCTGCACATAGCATTGTTGCTGAACTTCCAACCGTTGGTCCTGATGTCAGAACTGAGCGGGAAGTTTCTATGTGGGAAAAGGCTTCACTCGCAATTCTCGCTCAGAGATACTGGGCTGATAATCAGGTATCTGTAACCGTAACATTTAAAGAATCAGAGAAAGATCAGATCGGGCCATTGCTTAGATCTATTGATGGTCAGTTGAAATCTGTATCCATGTTGCCTATTCTTGAATCTGGTGGAGCTTACGCTCAAATGCCTTATGAGAGAATTGATCTTGATACTTGGAGTAATTCTGTAAAGAAGATGAAGAGTATTGACTGGTCTGAGCTTTATGGTGGCAATTCACTTGACGCTGAAGGTGAAAAGTATTGCAGTAATGACACCTGTGAGATCTAAAGAAATACAAAACTAGCAAAAGCGCACCAATTCGGTGCGCTTTTGTTATTTTTACATCTATTTTGGCAACAAATGTTGCTTGTTAACCACATATCTGTGATAATATTACTGTCATGGCTAAGAATTTAAAGAATGTTGAAGTTGTAATAGAAGATTACAGAGGTGTTTGCCTGTGGTTAATGCCCGATGGTGCTTGTATTGGTGATGACGAAGGAAGATTTCTCTCTATGGAGGGATCTTTGAATGATTTTATCATTGAAGAAAAAATGAAGCAGGCTGCAATTCACTATATTGGAGCCGAAGCGCTTGAAGGAAAGGCGTTCTGGATGTCAGGTAGTAGAAAAATCACTGATAGCGAGGCAGACGATCATATGGAGAGAATGTTGGATGGACACATTCCAGATCCAGTAGACGTAGCTAAGCAGCTTCAAAGAGGGGGAGTACTTTGAGACGTATATCTGCAGCAATGGCTGATGAGAAAACTACAACTATAGAGATAGATGATGTAACTAGCTCTTATACCGGAGATTTCTCTAAGACAATCGCTGAAGAGAAAGATGTTTTTAATCAGAAGATTGATGTCTCAAAGCAGACTAAGAGGGTCAAGAATAAATATTATAAACTTTCTAAGCGGTATCAAACTAGTGAAGACGGCACTGAATCTAAGTTCGTTGATCCTGAGCTTGTCAATGGCTACGGAATGTTTGATCTGGTACAGCCTCCTTATAATCTTGAAATTTTAGCCTCATTGTTCGAAGAGAACTCTGTTCATAACGCAAGTGTATTGGCCAGAACTATGAACACTGTTGCACTCGGTTATAAGTGGGAAGATACTTCTAAAACTAGAAAAAGGATTGAAAGAGCTACCACCAAAGAGGGAGAATCTCTTTCTAGACTGCGTGAAGAGTTACAAAGAGAAGAAGATCGCTTGGAAGATCTTTTTGATTCTTTCAATGTTGATGAAGATTTTCTTGAAAGTTTAGTTAAAGTTTGGATTGATTATCTAACAATAGGTAATGGGTTCTTGGAAATTGGTAGAAATAGAAATGGAACGATTGGCTATGTTGGGCATATTCCAGCGACGTTTGTTCGTGTAAGAAGAGCTAGAGATGGTTTTGTGCAAAGAGCGGGAGCGAAGTTTATTTTCTTCAGAAACTTTCAAGACTTAGAGACTGAAGACCCAATTGGCTCTGATTCAAATCCCAACGAACTAATTCACTTCAGGCAGTACAGTCCAACGAATACTTATTATGGAATTCCTTCTGCTGTATCTGCTTTAAGTGCAATTATTGGCGATAAATTTGCTAAAGAATATAATATTGATTATTTTGAAAATAAGAGTATTCCTCGTTATGCAATTATTCTAAAAGGCGCAAATCTTTCTCAGAAGTCAAAGCAGGAAGTTGTAAACTATTTCAAGAATGAAATTAAGGGAAATAATCACGGAACTCTTTTCGTTCCACTTCCAGCAACTCTTGGCCGAGATGTTGACATAAAATTTGAGAAGCTTGAGAATACAACTCAGGAAGCTTCATTCGATAAATACCGTAAGTCAAATAGAGATGAAATTACTGTAGCAAATAGGGTCCCTGCTCCGAAGATTGGCATTTATGATAATGCCAACTTAGCAGTATCAAGGGATGCGGATAAAACATTCAAGAATCAAGTTGTTGGCCCAGATCAGAAGATCATTGAAAAAAAGCTCAATAGAATTGTTAAAGAATTTTCTGATAAAAAATCTTTCAAGTTTGCCGAGATTGATGTTATTGATGAAGATCTTCGTTCAAGAATTTGGGATCGTTATCTTCGTACTGAAGTTATGACTCCGAATGAGGTAAGGACTAATATTGGCCTCACAGCACTTGAAAATGGGGATATTGTTCTTCCATATCCAACAAGACTTACTCAAGAAAAACAAGATTTCGAAATGATGACTGGTCAGACTTCTAGCAGCGGAGGAGCGCCTCAGGGCAACTCTAACGCACAGGCTGGCAGTCCTCCGAAGTCAATTCAGGATAGTGCTGCCGGAGAGACTTCTTCTGCAGATGCAACAACAGGAAGAGCGGAAAGAGGATCTAAGCAAGATTCTAATCCGCCAGTTTAAGGAGAATTGAAAATGCAATATACAACATTTACTAGTGGTAGTACTGTCATTAGTTCCCAGCGTGCAGTTATTCATGGTTTTGCGATTAGGGCTACAGCAACTGCTGTAGTTCATATTCATGACAATGCAACTGGTGCCGGAACTCCTGTATTGAGGATTGCAGCGCCAACTACTGATACTGTCCTTTATGACTCATGTAAAGGTATTCCATTTAATAATGGAATTTATGTGGAAATTGTTTCGGGTACTGCTACTGGCAGTATTTTTTGGGAGTAGAATATGCAATATAAAACTTTTGTAAATGATGGGTTGATTGTTAGTGGTAGAGTAGTCATGAATGGTTATCATGTTGCTGGCGCACTTGATAACACAGTCATGAATATAATTGATGGCATTTCGCCTTATGGTGCATCTGTTGGGACCTGCACTATAAGTAATGCAACGCCCGGTGTAGTTACGGCTAATGGCCACGGTTTTTCCGAAGGTGATACCGTTATTTTTAGCTCTACTGGATCACTTCCTGCGGGTCTTTCAGTCAATACTACTTATTATGTTAAGTACGTAGATGTAAATACTTTCCAGCTTGCGTTCAGCAAAGGCGGAGCTTCGATAAATACCACTAGCGCTGGATCTGGAGTTCATACAGTTTACAGAGGACCGATTGTAGTATTCCACATTCATCTTGGTCCTACGGAAAATCAGTCAATTCCTTGGGGCATGATTCCCTTTAATACTGGTGTTTATGTTGACGTTTCTTCTGGCGCTGTTAGTGGAAGTATCTTCTTTGAGTAAAGGATTGAGATGAGTAAGCCTGCAAATTATCCATTAAATGTAAGAATCGGAGATACCGAGACTGTCACTGTTACTATGCAGGATAATGATGGTAATCCTATTAATATTACTGGCAGAACTTATTCTGCTCAAATTAGAGATAAGGCAAGTTCTTCTACTGCCTTAGCTACTTTTTCGTGTAGCATAGTAAATGCTGCACAAGGCATATTTGCCTGCACGTTATCTGCTACTTCTAGCGGAAGTCTCACTCCCGCAAATGCAGTTTGGGATTTACAAGAAACTAATGGAGTTGTTGTAACAACTTTGTTGGCGGGTGAAGCTGTAATAGATAGGGATGTTACTAGGTGAATCAATCTATTGTTTTAAAACGAACTGATGATATTGTTTTAAAGCAAAGTGATGTTATCACTCTGGTTCAAGGCAGTAATACTATTATTGCTGTTGGTTCTAGCGTTTCCGGGCCAGTAGGCCCTCAGGGTGTTCAAGGCCCGCAAGGCCCGCAAGGCCCGCAAGGCGCTCAATCTACTGTTCAAGGCCCACAAGGTTCTCAAGGTCCACAAGGTGTTGTTGGCGCACAGGGTTCCCAAGGCCCACAGGGCGCTGTCGGTTCTCAAGGTTCTCAAGGCCCTCAAGGCGCTGTTGGTCCTCAAGGCTCCCAAGGCCCGCAAGGTCCGCAAGGTGCTCAATCTTCTATTCAAGGTCCTCAAGGAACTCAAGGTCCTCAAGGCCCACAAGGTTCTGTTGGTTCTCAAGGCGCTGTTGGCGCACAGGGTTCTCAAGGCCCACAAGGCGTTCAAGGTCCTCAGGGTAGCCAAGGCCCTCAAGGACCTCAGGGTGCTCAGTCTACTGTTCAAGGACCTCAGGGTGTTCAAGGCCCGCAAGGCCCGCAAGGTCCTCAAGGTCCTCAGGGCGCTCAATCTTCTGTTCAAGGCCCTCAGGGCGTTCAAGGCCCGCAAGGCCCGCAAGGTCCTCAAGGTGCTCAAGGCCCGCAGGGCGTTGCTGGAATATCTACTGGTTTGCGATATGTATTTAGCACAACCACAACAGATGCAAATCCGGGGCTTGGCATCTATAGATATAACAGTGCAACCATTGCGTCAGTTACCTTTATCTACATCAGCACCACTGATGCCGATGGCGGTGGCCGTAGTGGCTGGTTGGATACTTTCGATGATTCCACTTCACCCAATGAGGGCTATCTACTCCTCACCAGTGCAGCGAATAATCAAAACATTTTTGCAGTTACAGGTGCCGTAACTGTTGCTGCGGGCTATTATAAGATCCCCGTAAGTTTCGTTGCTGGCGCTATCCAAGTAAATGGATTGAATTGGTATCTCACATTTTCTCGTACTGGAGATCTTGGCTCTCAAGGTCCTCAAGGCCCACAAGGCTTTCAAGGCCCGCAAGGTCCTCAAGGCCCGCAAGGCTTTCAAGGCCCGCAAGGTCCTCAAGGCCCACAGGGCTTTCAAGGCCCGCAAGGTGCTGCTGGAGATTGGACGACGGCTCAAACAGTCTCTACTCCTACAATCACAACTAACGCTTATGCTGTCGTTTCGGGGGATAATGGTAAATTGCTTCTCCTCAACAACAGCGCCACAGCAATGACTTTAAATGTTAATACTGGCATTGGACTTACAGCAGGTCAGAGAATTGATTTAATTCAAACTGGATCAGGACAGGTCACAGTAGCTGGATCTGCCACCGTTAATTCTTCATCGGGCAAAAAGTTTAGAGCACAATATTCTGGTGCCACTTTAATTTGCACAGCCTCAAATACTTATATATTAGTTGGTGATCTGACTACATAAGCCTATCGCTATTAATTTGATTCTATGATAAAATATACGTGTACTTGGAGGAAAAATGCCTACTGTAACAACAGATGATTATGATGTAAGCCAATATAATTTTGTTATTCATCAAGGAACTACATTTAAAAGATCTATTATCTTCAAGGATTCTACTGGAACTGTTATTACCTTGGGCACAGGGGCCTCTGCTGCTATGAAAGTTCGGAAGTCCTATCCCGCTACCCAGCGCGCTGCTGCCTATAGAGATTCTCCTGTTTTGAGCTTAACTAGCTCTGGAGGAAGTCCGGCCTTAAGTTTAATTCCTGCCTCTGGGCAGGTTACTATCAATGTTCCTGCGGCAACTATGGCTGGCGTTACTGCTGGTATATACGATTATGATTTAGAAGTAACTCTTGGGACTAGTTCTAGTGGCGGGGATTCTGGGGATGTCATAAAGCTTCTTAGTGGACTTTTTGAGATCAAGCAGGAGATGACTTACTGATGGCTAACCAGATCGTTGTTCAAAGAATTGATGCTCAAACGACAACTGTTGGAGCCATTGGTCCTCAGGGAGCACAAGGGCCTCAAGGACCTCAAGGATCTCAAGGACCTATTGGCCTTGGTTATCAGGGCATTACTTCTACGACTTCGATCACTATCGGAACTGGGTCGAAAACTTTTACGTTAAATAAAATTGACGCTTTGGCTGTAGGAACAAGAGTTAGGGTAGTTAGCTCTGCAAATAGCGCAAATTTCGTTGAGGGTTCGATTACAAATGTTGCGTCTCTTAATATCGATGTGAATGTCGATGCTACTGGTGGCACTGGAACTATTGCTAGCTGGAATATTGCTGTCGCCGGTGTTGCTGGCGCTCAAGGTCCTGCGGGGATTGTGATTCAGGCTACTGCTCCAGCCAATACTGCTTTGGCTTGGGCTGATACTACTGCTACAGGTTCTTTATTTGCCCCTTATAGAATGGCTACTTCTACTAAGTCAGCTAACTATACTTTGGCTTTGACTGATGAACAGACTTTGGTT